GCTGCCACCTGTGCGGTGCGGTCGTCTTCCATTCGTTTCTTGTCATAGTGGGCGGCGTCACGTTTACCCCAGTTCTCAATGAACCGGCGCGCCCCAACGTGAGAAGCCCATTCGTATTCCCAAGGTAATAGTTCTACTACAAGCATAGTGTCCTCCGGGCTGTTACGCCTCGTCAACTTTGACTGCTGTGATCCTAACTACCTGTCCGTCGTCACCCCATGCCACACCGTTGAGTGCGTCTAGGGTCAGTTTCACATAGTTGTCAAGGTCCCCCCGTAGCGTCCGCGATCCATGCGGAGATGGTAGTACATGCAGGATCGTTTCGGACGGACTGTACGCAATGTACAGTTCCAGTGGGCCACTGAGTACTTCTCCAACCTGTTCAGACCATGCCGCAGCGACATGATCTTCTTCTTCTAGCGTCGACTTGGGGGTAAATACTTGACCTCGCTTGTTGTGGCGTGGTCGTGCCTTCACCTTGGGTCGTCGGGGTACGGTAATCGTGTAGCCTTTCACTGTTTAGACCACCCTTCGTTGAGCGTTGACGACTGTAGTGCGTAGCCATTTCTCACCATCTGGACGGGCGGCATATTTGCCGCCCCACTCAGCGTCAGCCGAGCGTAGTTCATCCAACGTATCGCTGGGGGTATGCCCCTGCTTCAACATGGCGCACGCTAAAGAGAACAACGCCCCGGACCTGTCTCCCTCTGGTTTGTTCGCTTCGGGACGCGGCCCGTTGCGACGAATGGAGCCTGCCAAGCCCGACAGGTCACCCCTAGAAGGGGTGTTACCCCACTCCATGGCTGGGAGGGCCTTAGGAGGGCTGTAAACGGCTCTGAGAGGATTCCAAGTGGAGGCTGTGCATAGACTGGACTGGGCGTTGGAGGTGAATGACTCCACATCCATCTCTTCTCCTCCAGAGAGGATCACATTCCGGCCGGGTTGCCGCCCCGCTGGGTAAGGCAACCTGACTCCGTTGCCCCACCCCTTTCCTGTCAGTTCTGTTTGTTTGGGATTGATTTCTTTGGTTGGTGCGTCCACTATCTGGCAGGCTGCAAGCAATCCATTGCGCACGTCGATTGCTCGCATGGCTTCCTGAAAGAATACCCACACATGGTAGCCTTTAGAACGGGATCGTTCGATCCATCCTTTGATACTCATGCGGTGTAGTACCAGTTCCAGATTCTTTGCGTGAATCAGGGATTCCTCTTCCCCTTCGTCAAAGTCGACGCACCCCCAGTACACGCTGTGTACGTTAGCCACGGCTGGTAACAGTGGGTACACGCCGATGGGATGGTTCTCTTCGGTGAGGTGTTTGACGCAAATGTCTGTGAAGCCGGTGCCGAGGGCTGGAACGTGTGCCCCTGAGGGTAGTTCCATTGGTCGGAACCCGTCACCTACCCCGGGCTGGTCGGTGGCGATGCCACCGCCCCGGAACAGGGATGCAAAGGCTGCGCCGGGACCAACTGTGTCGTCGGTCATTACGAGCCTCCCTTGTCCGGTGTTAACTCTTCCCAGTAGGGGTGAACCTGCCCGCATAGGGGATCAAGGTAATAGACTTGATCCACCAGTCTCGCTGTGCGCTTGTTTTTGCACAGGTTCAGGTTGACGGAGTTGGCATGGTAGTCTTTCTCCCATTCCGACAGGTCTTGCCTATCTTTCTGCCGGTATACTTCCAGCACAAAGATTGCTTCCTGTTCTCCACCGTAACGACCGGCGTATAGTCCGGCTGCTTTACCTTTCTCTCCGGCGCCTCGTCCGGCCTGATGTACCAGTCCGACGGGGACGCGCTGTGTTTTAGCCCATCGCTTGACGGCTTGCGCTTTAGAGGTCACACCCGTGGAGTCTGAATCGCCTCCGGGGAGTAGTTCCAAGTAGTCGATCATGGTGAAGGACGGGTTGCATCCCCACAATTCTCGCGCCTCATCTAAAACGTCGGCCATGGCGGGCAGTGGTATGGACTCGTCTACGATTGCTACTCGTGACAGTTCCTCCTTGGCTGCTCGTGCAAGGTCTGCGACGACTGCTTTGTCGCCTGCTTTGACGGCTTCTTCTACTTCTGTGGAAGATTTGCCGCGCAGCAGACAGTACAGTTTCATCACTACCAGTTCCCGTGGTTCATCCATTGAGAAGATGACTACGTGGGCTGCCGGGTTGTTTACGAGGTTGGTGACAATACCGTTGAGTAGAACCTGTGACTTACCGGTGTGTGACCGGCCAACCACCATGAGGACTTCGCCTCTCCCGACTCCACGGGATGCGATGTCCACCTCTGGGATACCCAGATACCAACGCTCTGTTGGGTTCTGGATGAATCCTACAAGGTTCGTAACAACGTCTATTGTCGATGACCACCTCTTCGGGGACTCCGCTGCTTGGAAGTTACCCGCCGCCGCGCCTGTTGCTTTGGCGAGACGACGAGTAACTTCTTCCGCAGAGAGTATCCGGGGACTAGCCGCGGATGGTGCCACTGATGGTTGTTAGTTCGTTGGAGGTCTTGCCCGTGAACGGGCAAACGAACCAGTTGGGGATAAGGATTGAGCCGTCCTTCTTGGACAACCAAAGCCCCTTGCCATCGGACCTGCGCTTGTAATCAGGTCCGTTCATGTTGAAGTTGGCATCGGGATCCATCTTCTTCTGCCAGTTCGGATCCCACCAGTCTGTCTTGTTGTCCATCAAGTCTCGCCAAAGCGACTCAAGGCCGCCACCGGACGAACCTCCGGAACTAGGCCGCGCTGTGGGAGCCGCCACGGGAGGACTCGCAGTAGGCCCGGGAACGCTTTTTTCTAGCCTCCGGACACCCTGTTCAGTTATCTCGTAACCGATACCCAGAGCCTCGTAGTTGGACATTTCAAGCGTCGCGCCCCATTCGGCGATCTGCGATGCAACCTGTTCCTGAGTCAACTCAGAGTCAACTGCGACCGTCACCGAACATGATGCTTCGGCGGGTTCGTAACTGCCTGTCTGAATCACTTGTCGTCTGAACACTGTGAAAGTGTTCTCTGTCTTATTTGTTGCTGCAACCATGGGTCTACCTTTCTATAGTTGGTTCCATGGATCTGGTCCCGCCGAAATGCCTCGGCACGTTGCCCACGCTCCACACCATTTGGGGGAGCAATGCCAGCCACTCATAGTGAGTGGCCAGACTGGCAGGTTGGCGGCTATTAGGGTGCCAGCGGAACGGGCAAGCATGACCAGACTTGCCCATTCCGCCGGTCCGACATCTACGAGCGTGCGGTGCACCGTCCCTTTGACAAGGTGCACGAACTCGAACTGCTGGGTGGTGTCCAGACTGGACTCTGGGGATTCCCCCTCGGCACCAATCGCCCACGTGTACGCTGCGGCTTGCACCGACCAACGCTTCTTCTCCCACTCAGCGTGGGGCTTACGTCCCGGATTCTTCCAGTCGATGATGGGCATACCGGGTTCCTGCACACAGTCGATACTGCCTTTCAGCCAGATTTCCGGATGCGCTTCACCCGCCGGGACCAACGGTAGATTGAACTCGTATTCCACTGCGGTTGGGCGCACTCCGGGACGGACCTCGTTCCACCACACTTCCGTGTTGGAGAGGATGATGTCCGTTGCTGTCTGCGATTCGTGGTTCCACTTGACGATCTCGGGCTCCTTACGAAACCACTCGCCGACAGCAAGTTCCTGCGTCTCGTACATCGTCATCGGTTCGCCCGTCTGCATCTGTTCCAGCAGGCACTGTTCGATCCCGTAGTGGACTGCGGTACCGATGGCGGTGTTGGTGGATTCCGTCGGCTCGGAGAGCCCTAGCAGGTCGTGGCGTGCCCGTTCAGGGCACATCGCCAGCGTACCCAGCCAAGATTGGCGCAGTGTGATACGGTCCTCGGTCTGAGGGGGTTGGTCGGTTTTGGTCATGGCTGCATCCTAGCAGGTCGGGGGGCATCCACGATGGGATGCCCATGGCATGGTAGCATGGCCGTCCCGGCCCCCCCTACAGGGGGCCGGGACGGCGCATGAGGGATCACAGTCAGTCCTCGTCCTCGTCACGGACCACAGCCAAGAGCGGGCCGTCGTCCGTTTCTGATTCGTTGTCCTGATCCGTCTGGTCCAACAGTTTACCTATATGCTCCATTCCTGTAGCGAAAGAATGACTCAAATCATGGAAAGTATCTCCCACAACAAAGGCTAAATGCTGGATAAGCGACAGCATCCCTACGAGGGCATCTCCGATATTCGTATCGTCGGCAAATACCACATCTTCTAGGGCGTGTAGTCGCTGATTAGTTAATTCTTTCTCTCCCACTACAGGGACTGAATGGCAATACCCTCGGGCAAGGTTCGCACGAGGATCTTGACGCCGTGCCTCCGGGCTGCGGCGTAAGCGCCGGACCGGAAACCTTCCGTCTTGCCAAGGTAGTCGATACCCTCCTCCAGTAAGCGGGGAACCCCATCGAACCAGTCAGTCCACGGGTACTTCTCCGTGCGGACGCGGGTCGATGTGGGCAACTCTGTTAGTACCTTCATGTTATATTTCCTTTTCTCAGTTTGACATTCGCCGAGTGGCGAACGCCGCAAGGGCTGTCTCGTAGGTGCTGTGATAGTCGCCTCCGAAGCAGTCCCAAGATTCATTGTCGTCCGATGCCATAGACCAAACGACATAGGGGTCGCGCTTATTGTGTGGCAATGATGCCAGCACCGTCCCCACGAAGGGACGCAGACCGTCCCCTCCGGGACGAGCCTGCCACATCAATGCTTCCCCTTGATTGTTTAAGGTAATCATACCAGCAGTCATCTGCCATCAACTTCCTTCCGGAACTGTTGCAGTTCCTCTCTAGTGAATGAGTCTCCGCTGAAGGACGTACGAGGTTTAGTGATAAGCCTCCCCTTACGTCTACGCCCCGCCTCATAAGCGGTGTTGCCAGCCCTGCACACGTCGCACCTGCAAAGATGATGCTTGTATGCTATGTAGCCATGCTGAAAGGATTTCCGTTTGGGTCGCATTAGTCGTACCACTCAATCCACGCCCGCGCCCCACATGGCAGCGGTTTATCCGGCTGGATGACCGTTGCCCCCTGCGGAATCTTGAACTCCCGGTGATACTCCGACCCCTTGTAGGTCCGGTGTATCACAGCGGGCAGCCCCTTGCGGAGACGCTGCTGGTGGATGTGAACTTGGTGTTTCACGCTACCAGCGACAGGACACGCAACGCTTCAACCGCCAATGGAACCCGTCCTTCGATAGCCTTCTCGAAGGCACGGTCCTGCTTGACCTTGCCACGCACCATGCCGTTGATGCGATGCTGCTCGGCACCCTGAATAGCGTTGTAAGCCAACCACTTGTTACCGTTGCCCCACTCTTCACGCTCATTCCGCCACGCCGCCCGACACGCCGTGTGCTTGGTTCCCAGATTACGGATCCTTACATCCGACATCTGGGAGTAGTCGATAGGAAGCAACCGTGAAACCAGTTCATGGAACTGGATATCAGTGAACTCCTGATCCTTCAAGACGCGAGCCATCGACGCCGCAGTCTTCGCCCTCGCAGCAGCACCTTCCAGAATCCGGACACGCATATCCAACAGCGCATCATGGTTCTTCGTGTGCTTCACCTTGACAAGTGGCTGCCCGACCAACTGGTTCTGGCAGAACAGGCGTGATGTCAGGTCGTAGACGGAAGTCGTCCACCTGCCATTCAGCGATGAGATCCAGCAGACCTGCGGCTGAATGACATCCCCATCGCCGATGTCGACCGGAGCGATCAGATCCTGTGTGACAGCGATCTTCTCCCCCCCACCGAACACGGTGCATGAGGTGGTTGACTCCGGGAACAACGTGTCCGCCATTTCCGCAAGGTAATGGTATCCACTCGTGGCCGGATAGCCCGCACCGTGCAACCCCAATATGTCCTTGGTGTCGGTACGCACCACGAACCTGTGGCGTGCCCTCCCGTCCTTGTCCCGGGGGGTGATGAGACACCCACCTGAGTTGAAGGCAGCGGGAAGGAAGTCCACGTTGAACAGACCTCCTGCTTCGCCCATGATCTTCTTGGCAGAACTACGCTCGGATCGCTTACTGGTCAACATGTGATGCCCTTCGTGTGAGTCGTACTGGTTGGGGTAATTCATTATGTTTCACCTTCTGTGAGGAAAACCTCACGTTGTTGATTCCGGTAATGCACATGCCGCATTCGACACACGCACCCCGGCCTATTTTTCCCTGCTTATCCCATACGATCAACGGGACTTTGCCCGTGATCTCGGGACAGCGGGGACCTGAACGCTCGCCGGGAAAGCGGCGAGCGAGTTCTTCTGTTTCCTCCCATGAGTCACCACAGAAGGCAAACTTCAAGAGGCTGTTTATGTTCAGATTCATCGCATGATCGACGTTGTACCGGTCAACACTGAAATAGACAGCCAGATTCACCTTGTGCAACAGGATTGGAACCACCTCATGGTTCCGGGTATACACCCAGAACTTCACGTCGGGACGGCGCGTGGCTTGGAGACGAATGGCGTAGGCAAAGTTCTCACTCGGGATGTCCCCATCCCAGAACCAGCGGAACACCTTCTCCACCCCACGCTTCTCGCATTCCAACTCAAACGCATCAAGCATCGGGTTCATCGCTGCGGTCAGCCCCCGGAGATCATCTTGATGCTTCTGGAACACAGCCCAGTTGCGCATCAACAGATTCTTCACTCCGGGGAACATCTCCAAGGCATGCCCGTAGCATGTTCCCGGCCAGCACCATTCAGAAGCGTGTTCGCACGCATAGTCGGGACCCGAAGGTAATCCGAATGCGTTCGCCAACGCTTCTGCACCGAACTGTCCCTTACCCTTGCGGGGTCG